AAGGTACGACATAACACTAACATGCGTACCAACCTTGAGATTGCACGAGAATCAGTACAGATTACTACTGCAGCAAACAGACGTATGAAAGATTGGTTAGAGAAAGCTCTAGTCACTCACCTCCCTGAGTCAAGAGAGAAAGATATTCTTGACCACTTGTTTGGTGACCCACAAAAGGAAGACATGACTAACTGGCAGAAGAATCAACGTAATAACTTTGTTACTACATTCCTTGATGAGGAATATGATCGTAACGGAGAGACTTCATACTCATTCTTACAAGCTGCTTCAGGCTATGCTGACCATGGTATCGCATTCAATAAGCGTGAGGTTGCCTCTGTTAGAAGTCAGGATGAACGTAGGTTTGCATCGTCACTAGTAGGTGGTCGTGGAGATTTACTAAAGAGAAAAACATTCGCAGCATTAGACGCATTAGGGGTTGGTAGTTGAATCTATTTGAAGAAGTAGCTAAGATAGCACAAAAGGAATTTGATAAATTCTCTCATGAAGAATTAGTAAGCTGTACATTAAGGTTACTAGCTTTAGAATTGTTTATTAGAATTCAAGAAAATGCCGGTGAGGTCTCTCATGTTTGGCTTACTTCTTCAAATCATCCTTTGTTACTAAAGGTGTTTGAAGAAACTGAACAGATACCTATGTCAAAAGAACTAATGGACACTCTTACATCACATTTTCTACGCGTATTAGATGTAGATATAAATGAGTTTGACGAGATTGTCGAGACAATTATGAAGCCAGAGGAGGAGGAACAGTAAATATTCGTAGCATCAAGCCCACAAGAATACGGGTTAGATGAGGATGAATGGTACCCTAATCAGCAAGAACTAGCTCAAAAGATATTGGACTGGTATGATACTGACAAAAGATTCCTTGTCCTTGTTGCACCTACAGGCACTGGTAAATCTCTACTATCAGTTGTAACACAACGAGCGTTGCAGAAACGTACTCACGTTGTAGTATCTACACTTAGGTTACAAGATCAATTACAATCTTCGTTTGCCTTTGCACCTGTACTAAAAGGTAGAGATAATTACGAATGTCTTATAGCAGATGTATCAGTAACACAGGCTCCATGTCAAGTGGGGTTTCAATGTGCTGTTAAATCTTCTTGTGATTACTTCGTGGATAGGGAGAGTGCATACGTTTCTGACTTTGCAATCTTTAATTACCCTTTATATATGTACACCTCTGAGTTCTCCACAACCTTTAAGAGACCGGACATTTTATTCTGTGATGAGTCTCACTTAGCTCACCTTGAATTAGAAAAGCATGTGTCTGCTGAGATATCAGATAGAGACATCGGCTCTATGTCATGGCGTAGACCCCGTGACCTTACCGTAGAAGGTATGGCTGACTGGGCTGCTGATAACATGGTTGAAGTTGAAGAAGAACTACAACGTGCTAGACTATGGGTGTATGGTATCACAGGAGGAAATTCAGGTGACCGTATTAAGGGGAACACTAGAGATTATAAGCGAGCTATGTCAAGGTACGGTAAGTATCAAAGGCTGGCACGTAACCTTACTCTTATGCAAAGGGCCGGGCTAGATACTGAACAAGGTAAGCCATGGGTGTTTGATAAGATAGGTTCCGTATATAAAGTACGGCCTGTATTTGTAGCAGACTATACAAAGTATCTCTTCGGAGATGTAGACAAGGTAGTCTTAATGACTGCCACCATGAATCGTGATGATGTCGATAGACTTGGTATCACCGATTATGATATAATAGAAGTTGACAGTGTATACGAACCTAAACGTAGACCTGTTTACTACAGACCAGTAGGCCGTATGTCTGCTGCGTCTGAGTCTAGCTTAATGCCATCAATGATAGATGAAATTGATACTATCATAAGTGCACATATGGCTAGACAACACAAAGGTATTATTCACACTGTGAGTTATAAGCGAGCTGAGATTATTAAGAACTCTTCTAAATATAAACGGCTCATGATGACACATGGTGCGAGTGATAAGAATGAGGTCATAAGGAAATTCAAAGAGTCAGAGGAGGCTAGTATACTTATCTCTCCATCTATTTTGGAGGGAGAAGATTTTCCACATGATCAATGTCGTTACGTCATTATGCCCAAGGTACCTTACCTATCTCTTGGGGATAAAGTAGTACGTGAACGGCTCTCTGAAGACCCTAACTGGTATACATGGAAAGCAGTTTCCGATATCATTCAAGGCTCAGGAAGAGGTATGCGGAATGAAAAAGACTTTTGCTCTATCTATATACTCGACGCAATGTTTGAGGAGATAGCTAGAAAGCATAGTGAGGACATTCCACAGTGGTTCAAAGCAGCCATCAAGTACCTAGAAATAGAATAGTAAAAAGGAATATATATAAATGGCAAATGAAACAATTGAGGTGTTGGAATTGGGTGAAGATCTTCTTGATGCAAACAACGTCTCTGACCGAACGGTCATATTAGCTGAAATTGCAGGGGAACCTGTGTTTCAAAAACGAACGATTACCTACAACGACAAGGAAACTGGCGAAGAGCGTTCATTCCCTAAAGTGGAATTAAAATGGACAATCAAGCAGATACATCCTGAAACGTCTGCAGGTTCTCGTGACTTATTCATCAACATTAGTCGTGCACAAGCAGAAGCTTTGGAGTCCGGTAAGTCTCCATCTATGCATGCTAAGACTGATCTTGGTCGGCTAACCCGACAGTGTTCAGACGCTGGACTACCGAACCCCGGCAGTTCCGATCTTGTTGGTAAGGTTGTTGTGGTCGCTTCTTTCACGGAGGAATTCCGTGGACGAACTGAGCGCAAGTATGATATACTGGCAACAGTAGGTGATGTTGAGGACTTTGACCTTGAGCGTGGCGTAGCTATTGTTCAAGACGAAGCTCTTGCATCCAAGCAGCAGGTATCTGCAGCTTACTAGGTAACTAGTAAAACTCCTCTGACAAAGGGGTTGCCAATCTACAGCATATGTGTTACAATATATGTATAGGATTGGTAGCCTCTTTAGAGATTATCAAGGATTACTAACTCTCATACTTACATGATCCCCAATCATATGAGACAAAGTTTAAGGTGACGCGAAGGGGGAACTCGCTGAATAAGTCCTTATGTGAGCAATCATATCCTTGGTAATTTCTAAAGAGCCTACCAATTAAAAATTTATGACAACATTATCTTACAGTGGGTTATCATTATTCTCTGAGTGTCCGGAAAGATTTAAGCGAGAGAAGCTATCTAATCTAATACTTGAGAGAGAAGCTACACAGTATACTGTGCGTGGAACTATCATCCACAAATTCATGGAAGACATTATCAACATACAGATTGAATCAGGTGAATGGCCTGATACGAATACTGCTATTGAGCATATGGAAAACCTATGGAACAATGGCTTTGATGAGAATGGTACTAACGTATTAGATAGTTGTACATGGCAGAATGATTTTATAGAAAAGTCTATGGAAGATTCTGTCTCTCTCGTACCAATCATGTACGATGAACTGTTCCCCTACCTTACTAATCCAATTGCAACTGAGAAACATATTGAACATCCGATTGATGATAAGTATACCCTGCATGGATACATAGATTACATAGGGGAACCTAACACAATAATAGACTGGAAGACTAAGACCAGTCCAATGAATACTAGGTGGCTTGAACAAGATTTACAGGCTACTGTGTATGCTGCACTAAGCGGATGGGATAAAGTAAACGTCCACTTCGTACAGTTTATATATTTAAAAACAAAGGCTCCACGTATTGAGTGGGGCAGCACAACTAGAGATAGGAGGCATACTGATTGGTTATTAAATGATATGATTCCACCAGTGATCCGTTCTCTAGAAGCTGATATTACTCCACCTACCCCTGGATGGTGGTGTACTAACTGCTCCTTACCCTGTGATGCATTACCTAATGTGTCCGTCAATGTAGAAAGTTTGAGTTATGTATAAAGAAACAATATTAATAGTAGGTCCAGATAGCTCTGGTAAATCCTCATCTCTGCTAGATATAGCAGATAAGCATCCCGGTTCTAAGGTCTTTATGATTGACCTAGAAAATAAACTTGGCAAACTGTTAGATGGTTTGTTCCCTGACCTTGAGATAGAGGTAGAGGGTTGTTTGAATTGGGATCAGTTAGCCGACTCGTTTAACAAAGCAAAGCAAGTACTTAAGGCCGGTGACTGGCTCATGATTGATGGGCTAGATAAAGCTTGGGACTTGGTACAGGCTGACTATGAGATGAAGGTCAATGGTATTACACTCTCTAATAGAGTAGAAGAACTAAGGCTGGGTCAATCATCTCCTGGTATTGACAAGTGGGGTTGGTGTAAGACTAAGCACAACAAAGACTTCTTAGATGTAGCTACTGGTCGTGCACCATTTCATGTAGCAGCTACAGCATGGGCACATCCTGTTGGTGTAGAAGGTATTGGACTAGATAAAGATATAACAGTGCAGGAAACTACAGCTATGTGGCAACAGGCCGGGTTTAAACCCGGTGGAGAGAAACGTAATACTCAACGCTTTGATACTGTGTTCGCACTCAATCTTAAGATGGCTCCGGTTAGTTACCAGATAGCCACAATGAAAGACAAGGTACGTCCGTATCTTGGTAATAACAAGTCTAGTCTATGGACCAAGTTCGATATCGAAGAAGGACTATGGAACACTTACGTAGATGCTTGTGAAGAAGTAAAGGCAAGTGGAGGGCGAGTTATACTACCCGCATAGTCAATGCTAACCATAGACTCACGAGAACAGGGATCTATACAACTTGTTCAAGAAGCTTTCAAGGCTTCTAAGATTCCTGTCTCAGTTGAAAAACTAGACTATGGTGACTATCGCATGGATATAACTCAGGATGATGGTACATCTCGTACCGTACTAGTAGAAAGAAAAACTCCTACAGACTTCATCTCTTCAACGAATCCTACTATGAGAGATCCCGGTAGTAAGATAGCCCGTCAATTGAATGGCTGTCTTGACACGGATGCTGACGTAGTAGTGCTGTTGATGGATGGTTACTATCAGTGGATGAAGGGTGGTAAGATTAAGACTAAGAAGATTAATCTACAACACTCACCGGATGCATTTGTATCTAAGCTCAGAACGATACAGTCACATGCAATTAGAGTAGAGTACAATCCTAGTGATTGGTACCTCCCCTTTCATCTACTAAGTTTGTATAAGTATGAAAGTAGAAGTGAGCATAATACTTTGGCCTTGTCTCCAAAGCCGTTTGCTGTTCCCCCTAGATCACAATCTAAGTGGACAGTTCTTATGGGTATGAGAGGGGTAGGACCTAAGATGGCTCAACAACTTCTCACTGAGTTTGGTAGTATAAAGAAGTTAGCCAACTCCGATAAGAAAGAACTCATGGCAGTTAAAGGCGTGGGAGAAAAGACGGCAGAAGAAATATTATGGTATCTCAATTAATAGTAGAAGACGAAACAGGTCAGAGATGGGTGATAGACCCAACAGATTCAATGTATGAATCACTCTCAGACTTACCAGACAGTCTTATTAAAGTACCAAGGTCATTACTCGTTGATGGGTTTGAAAGCCCTACAATGAATACAGCCTTGCTTGATCAGAAAGATGTACTTAATGATGATAAGATAGGAGAGGTAATTAAGACTCATGTATATAATTACTTATTAAAAAATGGTAAAGAAACTAACAAGAGAAGACTTCCTTCCCAGTTCCTCCTTCATGTGGAAGGACGGGTTGAAGGAAACATACAACCATCCACCCCTACTTAGTGTACAGATAGCAGATGATATCGAACCCCATGATGGGATAATCTCTATTGTATTTGTAGAATCGGGAGAGGTTGATTTTTCTATCGAAGCTGTAGAAATAGAACCTTTCATGATGTTTCTACTTAAGACGCTTGCAGAAAGTCCTCAACTTATGATGCATGTATCAGCTACATATGCTAGAATACATGATTACGCAACTAAAAATAATTACAAGTATATGATTGCACTTAGTCCTAATCAAGACTTAGGTAACTGTTACCCTATGGAGCCGGCAAGTGATCTAATAGAACTTCAAGCTCTATTTGAACAAAAGGTTGAGGTACTTAAAAGAGGTGGGCTTAAAGAATTATACTTAGATAATGAACCAGTATTTAATATCGAAGGAGATATACAATTTTTAATATCAACAACCAAGTTTTATGGAGATCCTCCAGAGGGTCCAAACCAACTGAATCTGCAGGACTTGATAAACTAAAGATTAGTAAAGAAGATTGGAAAAAGTTTCAAGACCTTACAGATTATATTGCAGATGCAATGGGACTAGAACCTCAGTGGTCTATCAGTGTGGTGCTACCTACCAAGCAAGAGAGAGACAAGAGAATAGAAGCTACTACTTCTTGGATACCCCACTACCGTGACGCTACTATCGTTATTAAACCAAGCTTAGTTACAGATAGAGAACGATATACTAGAACAATAATACACGAGCTGTTTCATGTACGCATGGCTGATATACATGACTGGATCATTGAACAAACCCCGTCATCACGACGTAATGAAGCTATTAATGTAATAGAAAAATGTGTAAGTGAAGTAACTAATCTATACTTAGATAGCTTTATGCGCGTACATGAAAAAGCATTGAGTAAATTCTACTAATTTAACATTCCCGAAACATTCCCGAAACATAATGGAAACAATTAACTGATATAATAAGTATATCAGTACTTTTCCACTGAATTCCTAGCAAAATTTTTACATCCAAGGAGGATGCAATGGCTACCTTTGCCCTAAATCAAACATTTCTAGACACATACAAAGAACTACAACCCGATTTTGGGTGGAATGGTTTAGGTGAAGTAGTCTTTTTTAGGACATATTCACGTTCTGATAACCCTAAAACAAATGGTATGGAGAAATGGCACGATGTATGTGAGCGTGTTATCAATGGTATGTACCAAGTACAACAAGATCATATGCCCTCTCAGTCATGGAACTCTGATAAAGCACAGCGTTCAGCACAAGAAGCGTTTGATTTAATGTTTAGGATGAAGTGGTCACCTCCCGGGCGTGGCTTATGGATGATGGGTACTGACTTTGTAATGAACAGAGGCGTATCTGAGTGTCTACAAAACTGTGCGTTCATCTCTTCTAAGTATCTCCATAAAGAAAAAGGTTCATTCTTCTCTTGGATAATGCACATGAGTATGCTAGGGGTAGGTGTTGGCTTTGATACAGATGGTAAAGATATTATAAAAGTAGTCAAACCTTCAAAGCCTGTAGCTGTTATAGAGATACCTGATACAAGAGAGGGATGGGTTAAATCAGTTGAGTTATTAATTAATTCGTATATCGTACCAGAACGTATGGCTACAATTGAATTTGATTACAGTAAGATACGTGCAAAGGGGGAACCTATCAATGGATTTGGTGGGATTGCTAGTGGACCTGACCCTCTTAGGCAGCTACACGTATCTATTCGAGCAGTACTTGATAACTGTGCTGGCAGAAAACTAGGTACTAGAGAGATAGTAGACTTAGCAAACATGATTGGACGCTGTGTTATAGCAGGTAATGTTCGACGCTCTGCTGAGATAGCCTTTGGTCAAGAAGATGATGAGATCTTTATTGACCTCAAGGATTATAACAAGTACCCTGAGCGTATTGATTATGGTTGGGCATCTAATAACAGTGTGTTCATAACACCTGAGTCAGACGTTAGCAGATTAGCTGAGCGTACATGGCACAATGGTGAGCCGGGATTTGCTTGGTTAGATAATGTACACAACTATGGGCGAATGAATGGTATAATAGATACAACAGATGAACATGCGATAGGCTTTAACCCATGTGGTGAGCAGCCTTTAGGACACAAAGAAATGTGTACGCTCGTTGAAATCTACTTACCTCATATTAAGAGTAAGGAAGAGTTCAGAAGAGTTATTAAGTTTGCCTACCTATATGGTAAGACTGTTACCCTTGCCTCAAACAATATAGAAGATGAAACCTCTAGAGAAATCATGGGGGATAATCGACGTATTGGCCTATCACTTACAGGTATCACACAATTTGTGGGGGAACATGGTAGAGAAGTACTTAAGGATTGGATGGACCATGGCTACCATTGGAGTGGCGACTATGACAGAATATACTCACAGTGGTTCAATGTACCTACCAGCGTCCGTAGGACCTCAGTAAAGCCTAGTGGTACGGTGTCCCTAGTAGCCGGTGTAACCCCCGGGATACATTACAATGTTGAAGGACGCTTCCATATTAGACGTGTCACACTAGCTGACAATAGCCCTCTTGTAGATAGATTACAATCGGCAGGATATCATATAGAACCTGCTGCCATTGACCCTGCTAACTCTGTAGTGGTTGAGTTCCCTGTAGATGCAGGTGTAGGTGTGCGTTCTGAATCAGACGTAGAGCCTATGGAACATCTAGGGTTGATAGCTGACGTAGCTAGATTCTGGGCAGACAATGCCGTGAGTGCTACTGTTAAGTTTGATAAAGAAGAATACGGACCAGAACAACTGGCCGATATGATTAACTGGAGTAAGGATAAGGTAAAGGATATAGCGTTCCTACCCCTCAGTCCTAGTGGTACATACCAACAAGCTCCCTATGAAGGCATTACCGAAGAGGTATACAACGCTAAGAAACAAAACCTACAACCACTAGCACTATCTGTTATTGGTGATGGCGATAAACAAGCTGACCTGTACTGTGATGGTGACGCTTGTGCAATATAGGGAGGGGATCCAATTATCTAATGTTTGAAATAAGTATAGAAGAATACCAAAAACTCTTGGCAGGTAAACCAAGGGACATGCACTTCGGAGCATGGATATCACGAATGAACAGAAAGGCGTTGTATGAACGTAAAGGATCCATCTACCCAATTATCTGATATAGAGAATAGGATTAAAGCCTGTCGCCAGTGTGGACTACATAACAATAGAACATTCGGTGTAGCAGGAGAAGGTCCAGTAAACGCTGACATTGTTGTGATAGGAGAAGCTCCGGGAGATCAAGAGAATCGCACAGGTAAACCCTTTATTGGTTACTCTGGGCAACTCCTGACACAGCTACTACAAAACGCAGGGTACTCACGAGCCGACACATATATAACTAATATGGTTAAGTGTTGGGTAGGTGATGGAAACCCTGACCCTAAACAGCATGAAATAGAATCATGTGCACCATGGTTAAATCAACAATTACAACTTATAAAACCAAAGGGTGTTATTACTTTCGGTAGGTTCTCTACCAATAAGTTTATAGAGTTTCCAAACAAAGGTGGAATAGGAAAGATACAGGGACACATACGTCGGGCTTGGTGGGACTCCACACATCCAACATATATAATGCCCCTATATCATCCTGCTTATTTAGCTCGTTCCCGTGATGAAATACCAAACACTACTTCGCACTTAGTAAAGTTCCGAGAACTCATAGATGATTTAATATGGTAAGGCTCGATTAGTCTGTATCCAATGGAGTAACAGACTCTTCCCATAGCTTATCATCATAAAATTTTAGCTGCTCTTCTAACTGTAGAATCTTTTGATCCTTTATACGTAGAGATTTTTCTAACATACGATTTTGTATGTTAACTTCACCATAAGCTAAGATTAATTCATCCGGTGAAATTTCTGTCTGTTCCATACTAGGAAATTATACTTCCTGACTTGTCACCAGAATGTTGTGCTACGTATGTCTTTACGACTGACAGTACGGCTGCAACACCAGCTGCTGCCCCTGCTTTCATAGGCTCAACATCCATACCTACTAATGGTCCCGCTGCAACAATACCCAAAAATGCTTGGATAAATGTCATCGCACAGCGTTCCCCCAAATCCTTCAAATTCGCTTCCTTAAACATTTGTACCTCCTACAGTACTATTTGCATATCTACAGACGAATTCTCCGTCTTGATATCTATCTTTATTCCGCCTAGTGCGGCGGGGGTCATCATACCTTTTTCTACATATGTATCAGAGTCCTGCATGTAACCCTTTAGCCAGCTGCCAGTACACGCAAGTATCACATCTTTATGAGATAGCTTTAGATTATTGGCATATAACTTTTGTACTTTGGTTGCTACTTTTTTATGGTGATGTCCGATTAAATATATATCTGCATCAAAAGAGTGTAGCATCTTTTCTAATTGTGTGAGTGGTCCACCTATCGCAGAGCCACCGCCCTTACCGTGGTGTAGCCATATAGAACACTTTTGTTTTCTGGGTAGTTTCATGGTAACGATACCTGAAGTGCCTAGGAATTCACATCCTAGATAATCTGCAAGTTCCTTATCTGTTGTCGTACCATCTGCGTACTCCCAGTAGTGGTGTCCTTCTACAAGCCCTAACCATTTACCTCTTGTCGGTTTCAGTATATCTTTTACAACTTCTAAGAATTCTCTTGACTTGGTATCCAATGCTTCTTGGATAGTGTCATATAGATTTCCTTTCTTTATATCAGCAATGATACTGTTCCTGTTTGATGGGCTACCTAAATCAATATAATCCCCAGTACCTATAAACATCGGATTTTTATGCGACATCGCATAGTCTACCCAACGCTGGAATCCATTGATATCACATGCAGGTGGCCCATATTGTATATCCCCTATGGGAAATAGCTGAATATCTTTTTCAGCTTTCAATGTGACTAGTTTCATGCTATAATTATACCATATATAAAAAACTTTTTCAAGGAGCTTGATGTTAAAGGTTGAATTCCTAGATACAGTAGAAGGACCCTGTGTTTTCTGTGGAACATTGCCCGAAGAAACATCTATTAGAATCTCAAAAGATATCAATGAAGAACAAACTACTACAATCTGTAGTGAAGCATGTATGGATCTATTCGTAAGATTATCTGATAATGATAAAGTACCTGTAGATTGGATGGGATCACACTATGAATCGTTTATTAACCAAGATAATAAGGTGGAACTCGGCTCGATCAAAGATGATTAGTCGAATGAATTATCGTCTTCTTTTCTTGCCCATGATTCTAGTTTGTCTAGCCGCTGTTCTATGGTGGCTAATCTCTCATCGCAATTACAAACTGATTGATCAGTTTCTGAATGACTGGACTCTCCCACAATCAAACTAAGCAGAGTATCTTTACTCCATGCAGGACCTGGATCATTAGCACGACTAACAGCATCCGTTTCATAGTGACCTATGACCGTCTGGTCATTAGCTTCAAGCCCTAGTTCCCCCAGTACCCACTGATGTATCTTAGCTGAGGCTTGCATCATAGCTTCCGGCCACTCATCTTCATATATAAAATCATAACCATAGCCGGGATCTACACTGAATCCTTCATGCTCTATACCCACAGTATACTTATTCGGATTACCTCCGGGAAATGACTTCCATGATTCTTTAGCAGTACGCCCAGCATGCCACGCAGGGGAGTATATACTTACTGTCTGAGTAATATTACCTTCTCTGTCTACAATAAAGTGTGCTGACTTCTGTACACTATTAGTCTCAGCCCACTCAACCATGGTTCTAGCATAGCCTTGCATAATGTGGTTAATCACAGCTATTGGTTTCATAGTGTTGGGGGGAACGTCAGCGTACCCGTACTGTGTTGTGCCTATGTGGTCTACATCCGGCATCCAACCGCGAGCATGGCCGTATTGATTTAACATAATTCCTCCTAGATTCTTCCTTCTAGTATAACATTTAATTTGTTTTCTAGATTTTCATCACTAATATATATTTCACTTTCCCATATTTCATTATAAAGGTAACCTTCTTTAACAACTGCCATTTGTCTTTCTAAGTCAGCTTGTTTTTCGTAAGCTTGATGCCAGTAGTCTCCCAAAATTTCTATAACAAGATTAGGTACTCTATCTATAACTACAAAATCTAGTACGAAACCACCGATATAGTTTCTACCACCACCACCCAGTCTTTGGAAAGTAAAGTTATGTGTTCCTAGTAGCATCTCACTTAGTTTTTTATATACGATTCTTTCAGGAAGTGTGCCATAAAAGCCCTGTGCTGCTCTATCTTCTAGGCGGTCTGGTCCAAACTCAGGAGATTTTTGTTTTCGACTTCTAAGAACTGTTTCTGTATTATTCTTTATATACATTCTAGGAAATTTAGGCATCTGAGATGCCTGTCTAGTTCCTCTTAAGCTTTTAATTTTTTTAATACTCTCCATTAAGAAACCTCTCTTAATGAAATAGTAACCTCACTATCAAAACTTGTAGCACTTTGCCTGACCTCTGGATATCTAAAAGCTTCAGTCATACCAGTAATATAAACCTGATAGCCTGACTGTCGTACACTTTCAGAATTATGCGGAGTACCTAACCATCTACACCGTAGTTGGTCTCCATCTACATAATCATAGTTTACAACCTTTAAATTGTTTGGACCATTGTGTGAAAACTCTACTGTGTCTACATAATATGTGTTAAGAGTGTACGCATCAGTAGACTTTCTTATAATTCTAAATGTGTACACTTCTTCAGCCGGTACGCCCTCATAAAACATTGTAGTGCGAACCCATCTAGTTCTATTTGCTAAGTAAATATCTCCATACTCGCCTGATGCTGATACAGATGTAATTTCTTTTTCTACTAAAATAGAGCTATCTGCTCTTAATACTTGTAGATAAATGTTATCAGCTCCATCTGGAACCCACGTACTTGCAGCAGCATGTATATTTTCTCCTGCACCTATTGTGTAAGTACCTACAGTAACTGAAGAATCTGCCGAAGAAGTAGTTGGTGTAACAGACATAGAACGTGAGCCGTGTGCTCGATACTTAGTAGTTGTAGCTAATGTACAGCTAGAAGCTGTGTAACCGTTAGGTGCAGTACCTTCAATCCCTATTAAGTACTCCATAGAAGGGTTAAGAACGGTGTTTTTTATTTGAGGTAACTCTGTACCATCGTGAAACACAATAGGAACTTTTTGATCTCTAAGAGAGTAAAGGTACTGGCGAAGTTCTTGTGCACTTTTAGATTCTTTTCTACGTTGTAGATCAATAAGATTATCATAACATTTAATAGTCATATTCCATCCGTATCGAGACTCAGGACGTACTACAAAGTGGTAACCCCATGATTTTAATACAGGTGTTTGATATTCGTATCCACTTCCTGTTGTGGCTTGATTTAAAGTAAATTTTAGTCTAACCTTTTTAGCATATATTGATTTATCTAGTGGCCCATTATCAGGAAAAGTTAATTTTTGAGTAGGACTACTTACAATTAAATCATTATCAGCTTCACCAACAGTACTTACTTGATGCATTTCATGCCATAGATCTATATTATCTACTTGATACTCGACCTTTATACTATTATTTGCTGTACCCAGCCCTACGTTTTGTGCTTCAACTAGGATATCAAAGAAAGTTTTTTCTACATCGGGTAAGCCACCATCAAACCAAGATGTTACTAGGTAACCTGTTGGATGAAATCGTAAATTATACGTACCATCTGCAGCAAGATCATCTAATAAATTATGTCCCCATCTAGGAAAGTACATTTGGATTATTCTATCTTCTTTTTCTACACCATCTTCTGTAGCATTAGTTACTGCTTCATTTCCTATGATAATTCTAGGATAGTTAGGCCAACCAGCGTTCCCTTTTCTAGGAATAAAAGATACAAACTGTGTGCGGTAATCTCCAGCTTCATGAACAGTACTTAAGTATTGGTTAGTTGAATAAAGCTGATGCCACCCTGTCCCATTCCAAATCATTATACGGGACTCTCTCCCTGAACCTCCTGTACCATCTCCTCCTGAGTCAACTGCAACAAAGATATTAGTTCCGTCATTTGTCATAGATCTAATAGTACCTACAGTTCCTGAATTAAAAGAGGATGGCTCTGTATTTATATCTTGTGGCAGTGCAGTATCATAAACAGACTGTAGTTGCATTGTATTTTCAGTAGCATTAGAACCTCTATCAGGTCCTATGTACTGTACAGTTGCTCCGTCATATTTACCTAGTGTGCGATCTACAGTGAAGTAAAGGTTGCCTCCAAAGCTCATCATAGCTTGACCATTAAACTCACTTATCATGTGATTTAAATCAATAACCTTTTCTACTGTCCAGATCTCAGCTGCAGCTGTAGAAGAGTTATATATACGGTATATACCGTCGTCTTTACCTATCCATAGAGCACCATCATGTACACACATACCTCTAATAACAAAAGTAGAATCACCTATAGTACCATCATTCATACCTGTAGGTGCAGTCCAAGTAGCACTGCCATCTGAATGAGGGTCTACTGAGTGATATATCTCATTTAGGTTATCTGCTCTCCATAGTCTACCAGCAAAAGAAGCTAGGAACTTTGCAGGTACTCCATTATCTGCTGCAGTTGATAAGTTAGAATTTAACCTAACCATATTTACAGCTTCACCTTGAGCAATATATAAATTTTGATTACTACCAGTACCAAATACTTGTAGGTCTTTTGGAGAAGCACTTCCACTAGCTGTGTCCATTGCAGTTGTTGCTGCACTTTGTTTAATCCACTTATTAGGAGTTGTTCCCCAATAGTACAATGCGTTTTTTGCAGCACTATCTCCTTCAATTAATAAGTATGTATTAGTTAAAAACTCTGCATGTGCTCGTACTACTCCATCAACATCTGATACAGAACTACTTCCATCTGCATTATCAGAAAACTCGTGTGCGTTAATTTGAGGTGCAAGAGTAAGTTGATGAGGGACTAGTGTGTGTACTCCTTCTGATTTAAAAAACTTTGCTCTATCGGAGAATTCTAACTCTCCAAACCCATGATGCCATGTGTTATGACCAAATGTATCCCTCTCAGAGAAATCTGTGTGTTGCCTTTGTTCAGCTCCAATAGAAATACGGGGTATAGCAGATGTAATATCTGATCGTGTAGGTACTCCTGCAGTCATTAATCCTACACGGTCTAATACTATATTATGTGTGGCAGCCGCCGAATCTACACCAGCTATACTAGGCGCATAAATACCATCACCATATAGAAATTCACCAAATATTGGCATTAACTACCCCCTTACGCCTCGTTTCCTGTAACGCATGGGTTTAGATCTAGTACTCTTTGGCTTAGCAGGACGCTTAGAACGCATCCGGTGCTCTCGTATCCACGGTCGTAAGGATTCCATTATCTCTCTCATAACTGTAATGTTCCCCCCTATATCAGAAGAGGGTGCATCTACAATACGCATACGGTTTAAATATGCTATTGCAATATCCCGGA